GCCACTTTGTGAGTGAGAAGTTGAACCTTTGTATTTAACGGTCATTTCATCACCTGTAAGTAGGTCTGAACCATGAGCAGCAAACTCAACAGTTGTTGATATAATGTCTGCTGTTTCAATTGTTGGTATTTGTAAATGAGCTTTTGGTAAGTCAAATTCTACACCAGGTCCACTAAAGGAACCATTAGTATTATTTACACCCATAAATAAGCTCATATCAAATGAGTTTGTTACTAAGCTGGTAGCTGCTGCTAAGTCAGTGAGTAACTGGTTAGATCCATCTGTTTTTGTATCAAGATACATTGTTAATGAACCTGTCATTTGTCTAGAACCAGTGAAAGATCCAATTGGTTTATCCACAGTACCTAGTGTTTCAGGTGTTACGTATGTAATATTGTTGGCAATTGTTAATGTACCACCAGTAATATTAATATCATACTGAGTTGTTGAATCACTAGCTGTTGGGTCTAATATACCATTTGAGTCCTTAGTTGCTGATAATCTTAATGTTGAAAGTTTATTTCTCAAATAATCAGCATCATCTGGGCCAGTAATATCTACATAGTTATATCCTTCGACATAAGTAGATGTTGTTACAGAAGTATCTGTTCCTGATGGTTTAGCATGTAATACTTTTGAAGGATCTTCAATTGCAGTTGTTACCTGGTCGATAGTTGTTGCATTACCTGACCAGTTTAAAGTTGCGATTCCATCAATGGAGAAGTCTACTTCTACCTGATTAACTTGACATTCATTTAGTCTGTAAGTTGTATTTTCCAGTGCGAAAAAGATAGTTAGTTTTAATAATTCGTGATGGTCTGATCTTGCGAATGAAACATCGGCATCAGTTGAATCACAAGTTACAGAAGCTGCTGAAGTTCCTGTTAAGGCTCCTCCAGTAATATCTTTACCTGATATAGCTGCCCATAAAATATTTTCAACCATATCATGTGTGCCAGAAGCTCTAACACTGTCTGTACCATGTTTGTATGGTCTCACATAAGTTGAGAAACTCCATTCTGCAGGTGGTAAAGAATCATTGAATCTTTTTGACCCACGGTTTGGTTCTGAACCCGCTTCATTAATTGTAACGTCTGTTGCATCACTTCCTTGAGAAAAACTATACCCATCTAGCACACCAATTCTAAAAGTATTTGCGTCTGATTCATTTCCTTTAAATAGTCCTAAACCAGTTCTTCCACCTTCAGCAGTTGTTCCAGAATTAACTCCATTTACAGTTAACACTAATCCGTTATCTCCACTACCAGATGAGGCAGTTGAAGTTACAGTATCATCATCAGCATAACCTGAACCTCTGAAATTGTTAGGAATATAAACTTCAGTAACAGCACCTGCAGTGACTGCAGCAACTATACATTTAAAGTTTGTTCCACTTCCATCAGTTGTTCCAAAAGTTAAAACATCACCAACCGCATGGTTAGTATTAGTACCACCAATAGCATCTACAGTTACTACGTTTCCGCCTGCAGATGTAACTCCATTCACAGAACTAACAAATACTTTGGTATTTCTTGATAGATTTAAAGCCATTGCTTTCTCCTATTTACTTCTATGGAAAGGACTCTGCATGATTTTAATCAGCATTATCGTTTCCTAATATCGTACTTCGACTGTGATTTCTCCTATGCCTAAAGGGGCGATTACTCCTTCATCAGTTGTGATACTTTGTATCGTCATTGATGTAGTCTGTAAATTAGGATCCACCGAGTCATCATACACTAAGCTGTCACTTTCATCAATAATTCTTTCTAAATCTTCGATTAAAAGTGCCAATGTTTCTTGTGCATCTTCCTCATTGGAAATGTATGCACGAACAGAAATTAATAAAAATCTCCATTTAAATCCGCCTGGTTGATATTGTCGTGTTTCGTCTCCAGCAACAACACAAACTTTCGGATATTGTTCTATGTCATCTAAAAATGTTAATGAACTTGATACATTGTCAAAAACATTTGAATTATATGGGTATGACCCATCTATTTGTTTAAATTTTTTAGCGAGAGCTTCAACTATCTTTTTTCTTGCCGTTCTATAAACTGCCATTTA